CCTAGGTTTAGAGGAATGCGAGAGAGTTATCCGGATCGACGAGGGAAATGAGCAAAGATAACTGGATTTACAAATATTACCAAGGAATTAAAGACGGAACTTATGTTATTGGTCGGTGGATGATCCTTTTGATGGAGTATATCATCAACGGATTGGAGAAGAAGGAGTTCACCTTCGACAAGAAGAAGGCCAACAAAGCCATTGAGTGGATTGAAGGCCACTGCTTCCACACAGAAGGCCCTTTGGCTCCCGGATATTTGAAACTTGAAGTCTGGCAGAAGTGCTTTATCTCCTGTCTGTTCGGATTGGTCGATAAGGACGGCCATAGACAGTTCAGAGAAGTGGTTCTGGTCATCGGCAGAAAAAACGGCAAGAGTTTACTTGCATCGGCCATTGCAAAATATGTGTGGTGGATAGATGGAGGCTATGGAGCCAAGATTTACAACATAGCTCCGAAACTTGACCAGGCATCGATTATCTATAACAACGTGTGGCAGATGACCATGTTGGATCCAGAGTATCAACAGATGAAGGAGGAGTTCTCCGAGAGGGATGCTCACAACAAGAAGGTCAAGGATGATTCAGAACTTCCGAAGCTCCGCCAGACAGATTTGTATATACAAGCAACCAACTCCCAAGTGAAGAAGGTTGCTTTTTCAGTTAAATCAAGTGATGGATTCAATCCTTCCCTGTGTATCTGTGATGAGATCGCAGCGTGGAAGGGCGACGACGGACTAAAGCAGTATGAAGTGTTCAAGTCCGGTATGGGTGCGAGAACAGAACCGATTCTGCTATCGTGTACCACTTCCGGCTATGTCAACGATTCGATCTACGACGAAATTATAAAGAGATCCACAAGATTTTTGTTGGGAGAGTCCAAAGAAAAAAGGCTTCTCCCTTTTTTGTACATGATCGATGACGTTGCGAAGTGGAATGACATTGAAGAACTCCAAAAGAGTCTCCCCAACCTGGGAGTATCGGTCTCAATAGACTTCATGCTTGAAGAGATAGCCATTGCAGAAGGCTCCTTGAGTAAGAAGAGCGAGTTCATCTGCAAATATGCAAACTTGAAGCAGAACAGCTCACAGGCATGGATTGATGCCACGACAGTCAACAAGTGTTTCGGAGAGCATCTGAACCTTGAAGATTATAAATCAAATTATGCAGTAGCCGGACTTGACCTATCACAGACCACAGACCTCACAGCTTGCACATGCGTGATAGAGAAAAACGGAGAACTGTATATTTTCGCAAAGTTCTGGCTCCCGGCAGAGCGGATTGATGAAGCTACGGCAAGGGACGGACTCCCATATCAACAGTATGTTGAGAAAGGCTTCTTGGAGCTCTCCGGGGACAACTTTGTTGACTACCATGATTGCTATAACTGGCTAACCACATTGGTTGAGGATTATGAGATCCTTCCACTCATGACCGGATATGATAGATATTCCGCTCAATACCTGATTCAAGACTTGGAGCGGTATGGATTCCGCTGTGATGATGTGTATCAGGGAGACAACCTGTGGGGAGTGCTCCAAGAGATGGAAGGTCTCATGAAGGACGGCAAGATCCATTGTGGAGACAATGATCTGTTGAAGGTTCACTTCTTGAACAGTGCAATCAAGATGAATGCTGAACGTGGTAGGGGAAAACTCATCAAGTTGAGTCCTTCCCTTCACATAGATGGAATGGCAGCACTTGCGGATGCCTTTTGTGTCCGTCAAAAGTGGAATGACGAAATCGGAGAACGATTAAGGAACGAATGACATGGGATTATTTGATGTTTTTCTGAAGGACAGACCAAAAAAGAATGTACAGAACCTAACGGACTTCAAGATGTTCAATGGTTATACACCTCAATTCACTTCATGGGGTGGAGACATCTATGAATCAGAGCTGATCCGGGCGGCCATCAACGCAAGAGCAACCCACATCAGCAAGTTGAAGTTTGACATAGAAGGTTCAGCAAGACCCGCTTTACAAAGCAAACTGTCAAAAGCTCCTAATCAGTTCCAGACATGGAGTCAGTTCTTGTATAGGCTGTCCACGATCCTTGATATTCACAACACGGCCTTCATCGTTCCTGTCTATGACAGATACGGAGAGCCAAGCGGAATCTTTTGCCCGCTGCCACAGAAGACCGAGATCAAGCAGTATGGAGATAAACAGTTCTTGGTCTATGAGTTCTCATGGCAAGAGAAGGCCGCCATTGAGCTTGAATACTGTGGAATTCTCACCAAGTATCAATACAAGTCAGACTTCTTCGGTGAGAACAATCACGCACTCTTCCCGACGATGGACTTGATACACATCCAGAATCAGGGAATTGAGGAAGGTGTGAAGTCCGCTGCCACATACAGGTTTTATGCCCAGGTTACTAACTTCAGCAAGGTCAAGGATCTGGCAGAAGAGCGGAAGAGGTTCGGTGAAGAGAACTTTTCAAAGGATGCAGAGGGAGGCGGAATACTCCTCTTCCCGAACACATACACAAACATCAACCAGGTAAAATCCACTCCCTTCACAGTTCCGGCTGATGAAATGAAGCTGATTGAGAAGAATGTTTATCAGTATTTCATGGTCAACGAAGATGTCTTACAGAATAAGACTTTCGGTGATTCATGGAGTGCTTTTTATGAGGGAGCCATTGAACCCTTTGCAATTCAATTTTCTGAAGTGATGACCAAGATGCTCTTCACGTTGAGAGAACAGGGCAGCGGTAACCAAGTCCTTCTTCTGGCCAATAGGCTGATGTATATGTCTGACAAAGACAAATTGAACGTATCAAGCCAACTTCTGGACAGAGGGATCATGAGCATAAACGATGTCCGTGAAATATGGAACCTTCCACCTGTTGAGGGTGGTGATGTAAGAATCATCCGTGGTGAATATTGGAACGCTGACGAAAAAGTCAATGAGGTAAACGAAAATGAAGGATAGAGAATACAGACAGATGGAACTTCGGGTTAATTCCGAAGAAGACAAAAACTACATGGTTGAGGGATATGCTTCAACCTTTGAATCCTATGTGCTGTTTGAAGAGGATGGGATCAAGTATTCCGAGCGGATAGAACCGACAGCCTTTGACGAGGCTGACATGACGGATGTGGTCTTTAGGATTGACCACGAAGGTCCTGTCTATGCCAGAACATCAGCCGGGACAGTTAATCTGTGGGTTGATGAACATGGTTTAGGTCAGAAGACCGATTTGAGTAAGACGCAGAGGGCAAGAGAGCTCTTTGATGAAATAGAGGCGGGGAATTATCCCAAGATGTCTTTTGCGTTTAGGGTAGCCGATGACGAATACGACAAGGAGACCCATACAAGGATTATAAAGCGGATAGCGAAGGTGTTCGACGTATCACCTGTGAGCTTCCCGGCTAATCCTACAACGGAATTGAGCGTTTCAACCCGTGACTACTTCAACGGAGTGATTGAAGCAGAGAAAGCGGAGAGACTGGAAGCGGAGAAGCGTGAGATTCAGAAGAAGAAGATCAGAATTCTAATGGAGGTCTAATCATGGAATTAAAAGACATGACAGTTGAGCAGCTTGAGGAGCGCAAGAGCGCAATAGCAAGTGAGCTTGACAACGAAGGTGCTGATCTGGATGCCCTTGAGGAAGAAGTTCGTGCAATAAAGGCAGAGCTTGAAGCCAGAGAAGCAGAAGAGGCAAAGAAGGCCGAGGTTCGTGAAGCAGTTGCTTCCGGCGAAGGCGAAACAATCAAAACTTTTGTGGAGGAAAGAAAAATGGAAAAGAACTACACAGTAGACTCTGTTGAGTACAGAGAAGCATGGCTTAAAAACCTGATGGGACAGGAGCTTTCTGTTGAGGAGAGAACAGCAATCACCGGAACAGATGCAATTCCCACTGATACCCTTAACAAGATCGTAAACGTGCTGAAGGAGAATGCTCTTCTTGGCAAGATCGATATGCTTCAGATCCCCGGATATGTAAAGATCCCGATCTATGCAACCAACAACGAAGCAAATTGGACAGATACCGCAACAGATTCACAGGATGTGATCGGTTCTATCACGCTTCAGCCTAAACAGCTCATCAAGACTATCGAGGTTCCCGCAACTGTTGATAAGATGAGCATCAGTGCTTTTGAGCGTTATATCACCGAGGCTCTTGCAAACAAGATCGAGAGCGCACTTCAGAAGGCTGTTATAGCCGGAACAGGAAGCACAGAGCCTACCGGAATCATAACCGCTGCCACAGCAAAGACAGGTACATTCACCAAGGCTGCTGTTACAAAGGCAGATCTGCTCTCAATCATGGGTGATCTTGACTCTGCTTATCAGAATGGTGCTTGTTGGATAATGCCCTCAAAGGTGTTCTTCAGCGAGGTTATGGCAATAGCTGACCACAACGACTTCACCAACGTGAACAATGGCTTCACCTACAAGCTGTTTGGTAAGGATGTCGTATTTGATGACAACGCAAAGGTTTCCACCAAGGATGCCATCCTCTATGGTGCTCCCAAGGCTTATCACATGAACCTGGGTGAGGGTGTGAAGGTTGACAAGGATATGTCTGTTGGTTTCAGAAGCAATTCCGCTGTATATCGTGGTGTTTGCCTTGCTGATGGTAATCTTGACAACGCTTCTGCATTCGTTAAGTACACCAGAGCTACGTCATAAGATTGACAGAAACGAGGGAAGATATGGCTAAAATACTTATTGCGATTCCGTGCAGAGACATGATCTCTGTGAAGGTTGTGGAACATCTCATGAATCTTGTGAAACCTTGCGAGTGTTTCTATCGGTTCAGTACAAGCGGTCTGGTATTCGATGCCAGAGATGAGGCGTGTAATGGAGCCATACATGGTGACTATACACACGTTTTATTCATTGACGCTGATATGTACTTTGAACCGATGGCACTTGTTAAGGCTCTCAAGAGGAATGTGGATGTCCTGACAGGACTCTACTACAAGCGCAAAGGCAATCATGAACCTGTTCTTTATTCGGCAATAGACCAGAGACAGTTCACCGAGGAAGGATATGTAAAGTATCACGGATATGCAGAAATTGAAACGAACCTTGACAGAGACTTCTTTGAGGTTGAAGGTTGTGGGTTTGGATTCGTACTGCTGAAGGTGGATGTGCTCAAGAAGATGCACAAAGAATATATCTCATGGTTTGAGCCGATACCTGGGATGGGTGAGGACTTATCCTTTTGTCAGCGGTTGAAAGAGTTTCACATCCCTATATGGTGCGATACAACCATTGAGTTGGGGCATTATGGAGAGTATTGCTTCACTTCAAAGGATTGGACACCGGAGGAAAACGACGGGATCAAAATAGAGTGGAATCATCAGCCTAAATAAGTTAGTGAGCGGTCGTGGCTCATCCCTCGTGGTTGCGGCCGCTTTACTATATTCGGAGAAAAAATCATGCTTAATAAAGTAAAACTTGCGCTTTTAATTTCATCAAACGACTTCGACACAGAGCTTGAAGACCTTATAGGGGCAGCGGTCCTTGATCTGAACATAGCCGGAGTGGATGATGACACAGTTGTCAGCACGGATCCAACGGATAAGCTGATAATTCGTGCCATCATTTCTTATTGTGGCTATATGTTTGAGATAACCCACGGCACTCTTGACAGGGCAGAGGCCTTTAAGAGGTCATACGATGAGCAGAAGGCACAGTTGAGCATGGCAACAGGATACACGACTTGGTGAAGACATGAACCTTGTGGAAAAGATCTCACTCATATCAATCGAATATACACAAGATGATCTTGGAGAGTGGTCAGAGACCAGAACCGAGAACGTTGTCTTCGCAACAGTTGAATCCGTATCTATGGCAGAATTCTATCAAGCAAGTCTGCAAGGCTTAAAGCCTGACTTCAGATTGGTGGTGTGGTTGACAGAGTATAACGGGGAAGAACTTGTGAAGTATCAGGACAAGATCTATGACGTTTACCGCACTTACAGACGGACAGACGGACGGATTGAATTATACGTTAATGAGAAGAAGGGGGACGAAGATGACGCTTAAACAGTTGAACGACGCTCTCAAAAGCATTGACGGATTCAGCACGAAGGTAGCATACAGAGCTTTTCCGGTTGGCAAGGCTCCTAAACTTCCTTTTATCTGTTATCTGTGTACCGAAACTGACAACTTCGAAGCGGACAACAAAGTCTACCACGTTCTTCAGAATGTGGATATAGAACTTTACACCGCAAAGAAGTCAGCAGACACAGAGGCTTTAGTCGAAGCAAAACTTGATGAGATAGGTCTTGTCTGGAACAAATACGAAGAATACATCGATTCAGAAGAGATGTATGAAATCATCTATTCAGTAACCTTATAAGGAGGCATAAGAAATGGCAGACAGAGTTAAGTTTGGAATAAAGAACGTTCATGTCTTCCCTATCACGTCTATGACAGGAGGAGTCCCCACCTATGGTGATGCAATCGCAGTACCCGGTGCAGTTTCCTTCTCCATGAGCGCACAGGGAGACATCAACAAGTTCTATGCTGACAACATCGTTTACTATCAGTCAGCGGCAAACAACGGATATGAGGGCGACATGACCCTTGCACTCATACCCGAAGCATTTTATGAGAAGATATTCGGCCAGATCCCCGATGTAAACGGAGTAATGACCGAGAACGCTTCAATCGAGGCAAAGGCTTTTGCAATGACCTTCGAAGAGGATGGAGATCAGACAGGGACAAAGTTCGTGCTCTATAACTGCACGGCTACAAGGCCCACCAAGGAGCTTCAGACCATCGAGGACAGCAAGACCCCTGTTACACAGCAGTTGACGGTTTCCGCAGCACCTCTTGCAAGTGGTGATGTTATGGCAATGACCACATCAGCAACACCCGAAGGTGTTAAGAACGCATGGCATAATTCTGTATATCTTGCAAGCGGTTCAGCAACATGGCTTGTTTCCTTCAACAGCATGGGTGGTTCACCTGTTCAGAGCCAGAGTGTGGCTGATGGTGAGAAGGCAACAGAGCCGGCTGCACCCACAAAGACAGGCAAGACTTTTGGTGGATGGTATTCAGATCTTGACCTCACCGATGCTTGGACGTTCAGCACAGACACTGTTGAGAGCGACATGATGCTCTATGCAAAGTGGTCATGAACAAAAAGATAAAACCCGAAGAATTAAAGAATTATCTGGAAGAATGCCTCATCGAATACATGGATGTAACTGATGAGGCTTGTGAGCGTGGAGTTTCTTTGACTGCTAAAAATGCAGTTAAGGAGCTCCGAAATGCTCACCCCAAAGACAGTGGTAAGTATGGATCGTGGGATAAGAAATACAACAAGGGCTGGAAGGTGATGCAGACCAAGACGGACAAAAGGTATCACCGGAAGGCCACGATCCACAATGCCACGGACTATCAGTTGACCCACCTACTTGAGAAGGGCCACGCTCTTGTGAATGGTGGAAGGACAAAAGCCTTCCCGCACATAGCTCCTGTGGCTGACAAGTGCGAAGGTGAACTCTTAAACAACATCAAGAAATATTTGTGAGGGGAAATATGGATAAAATAATCAAGATTGATGGCAAAGACATCAAATTCAGAGCCACAGCAAGAACACCAAGGCTTTATAGAGCTCTGACCATGAGGGACTTGATTAGAGACTTCAAGAGCCTAACGGATCACTACCAGGAAGCACAGGAAAACAAGGATGAAACGGGGTTGTCCATCGAAGACTTGACCATCTTTGAAAACGTGGCTTATGTCATGGCCCGACACGCAAACCCGGATATGCCCGAAAAGAATCCTGATGATTGGCTTGACAGTTTCGACTTCTTCTCAATCTGGGAAGTGCTTCCGCAGATCCTTGAACTGTGGCGGCTCAACAACATTCAGACTTCAAAAAGTAAAAAAAAATAGCTCCGAGGGACCGAGAACCCAACGGAGCTATCTTTATGTTGCGGTGTGCTGAACTCAATCTATCATCCGAAGACCTTGATGATATGACAATCGGAATGGTCATGGACATGATAACCGAGAAAGGCAACGATCATTACAAGTATGACAAGAAGGCTCCCGCCGGATCTATGGCTTCATTCTTCCGTGGTGAGCTTAATTTGGGTGAATAAATGGCATCAACTAAAGTTCGTGGAATCACAATAGAATTAGGGGCAGATGCCTCCGGTATCTCTAAAGCCTTAAAGAGCGTTAATACAGAGATCTCACAGACTCAAAGAGAACTCAAGGACGTGAACAGGCTCCTCAAATTGGATCCGGGCAACACGGAACTCCTTGAGCAGAAACAGAGACTTCTTGGGGACAGGATAGGCGAGACAAAGACAAAGCTCACCTCTCTGAAAGAAGCTCAAAAAGAGATGGGCGAAGAACTCAAGAAGACCGATGAGGGACAGGCACAATATGACGCACTTGAAAGAGAAATAATTTCTTGCACCCAGGAACTCAAGGAACTTGAGAAGGAAGCAGAGAAAAGCAATGTTGCACTTCAAAAGATAGGCGCAGCCGGAGAGAAGCTGAAGACCGTTGGTGACAACATATCAAGTGCCGGACAAGCCTTGATGCCTTTATCAACGGCGGCAGCGGGTCTGACAGCCGGAATAGTGAAGACCACGGCTGACTTTGACTCTGCAATGAGCAAGGTGGCAGCGGTGTCCGGTGCAGCGGGTGATGACTTCGATGCGCTCCGAGATAAAGCAAGAGAGATGGGGGAGACAACGAAGTTCTCCGCTTCGGAATCCGCAGAAGCCATGAACTACATGGCAATGGCCGGATGGAAGACAGAACAGATGCTTGAGGGTATCGATGGTGTCATGAATTTGGCGGCGGCATCCGGTGAAGACCTTGCAACCACTTCTGATATCGTGACAGATGCCCTTACTGCTTTTGGAATGAAGGCAGAAGACTCTGGCAGATTTGCTGATATATTGGCAGCGGCGGCATCAAATGCCAACACCAACGTTGCCATGATGGGTGAGTCCTTCAAATATGCAGCACCTGTGGCGGGATCTCTTGGATATTCAGCCGAAGATGTATCAGTTGCCCTTGGTCTGATGGCCAATAGCGGAATCAAAGCATCACAGGCGGGTACATCCCTTCGGAATATCTTCCAGAGGATGGCAAAGCCTACCAAGGAATCACAGGCGGCGATGGATCGTCTGGGAATCTCCCTTCAGAATGATGAAGGTGAGATGTATTCCTTCCGTGAAATCATGGATCAGCTCCGCAAGAGCATGAAGAATATCAATATGCCGATGGATGAATTCATCTTATCCATCGAGGACTTGAATCAGCAGTTAGATGCGGGAGAAATCACCGAGAACAATTACAATAAAGCCGTTGAGGAATTATCAAAACAGGCTTTAGGTGCAGAAGGAGCAGAGAAAGCAAGAGCCGCTGCCATGTTAGGTGGTACAAGAGCCATGAGTGGACTCTTGGCCATCGCAAATGCCACAGAGGAAGACTATAACAAGTTGACAACGGCAATAGACAACTCCTCACAGGCCTTTGCACGTACAAAAGATGGTGTGGTTCCTTTGAATGAGGCTCTGGCTTCCGGCGCAGAGATCCTTGACACCTATGAGGGTTCGGCAGCAGCAATGGCGGCGACTATGCAAGACAACGCATCAGGACAGATGCAGATCTTGAAGTCACAGCTTGAGGAATTGGCTATTTCATTGGGTGATACATTGATGCCTACATTGAGAGAGTTAATCGGCTATGTTCAGCAGTTTGTTGACTGGCTTAATGGATTAGATGAAGGCACAAAACAGATGATAATGAACACAGTTCTTGTGGTGGCGGCCTTGGGGCCCGTGTTGGTGATAGTCGGTAAGTTAATCAGCGGATTGGGTTCACTCATGACAGTGATAGGTGGTATATCCGCTCCGATATTGGCTTTGGTGGCGGTCATTGCAGTTTTAGTAGCGGCCTTTATTCATTTATGGAACACCAACGAGGAATTCAGAACCAATGTTACAGCCTCATGGAATAGGATCAAGGATGCCTTCAGCAGATTTGGAGACAAGATAGTTTCAGTCCTCAACAAGATGGGGTTCGAGTTCGAAGACTTCAGCGACGTTGTACAAGCTATCTGGCAAGGTTTATGTGACTTCCTTGGGCCTATCTTTGAAGTCACCCTTGAAGGACTTGCAACCACTCTGGAAGGTGCTCTTGATGTCTTGAGCGGTATTTTCGACTTCTGGCAAGGATTATTCACAGGAGATTGGGATCAGATGTGGGAAGGCATAAAAGAGACCTTCTCCGGCATCTGGAAGATAATCACAGGAATCTTCAACACCCAGATGAATGTTATCTCAAGCGGTTTGAATACCATCATTAAGGGAATCAACGCAGCCGGACAGGGCAAAGTCAACATTCCTTTGATACCGATGCTTGCAGAAGGTGGAATTCTTACAAGTGGTGCTGCCATCGTCGGAGAAGCGGGACCGGAATTTGTCCAGGTGTCCAACGGACAAGCAATGGTTCAGCCACTTGGTTCAAGCGGTGGTGATATCTCCGCACTGCTTGAAACTTATCTTCCCTACTTGGCAGCGGGCAATCAGCTTGTGCTTGATTCCGGTGCTCTTGTTGGTGGTATTGCACCTGATATGAACGTTGCTCTTGGTACATTGGCCATCAGAGGTGGCAGAAGATGAACGAATTAACTTACGGATTGAGCATATATGTCGAGGGTACAGACAGAACCTTCCACACGTTGGATGATTGGGGTCTGGCCCTTGGCAATAACAACTACATCGGTGATCCCGAAATGGAGACCACTTATATCCAGATTCCCGGCAGAGACGGACTGCTTGACGCATCAGAAGCCTTGACCGGAAGAAGGGTATATAAGAAAAGACCGCTCATGTTCTCCGTGGGAGGAAAGAAACCCCGATTGAATTGGGACTCAATCATTTCCACATGGAGAAATGACATCAATGGACGCATCTGTCAGATCACCTTGGACAATGACCCTCAATACTATTGGAGAGGGAGAGTCTACATAGAGGGATTCGACAGAGCCAGAGAGCTTGGGACGTTCAACATATCTATTCCAACGGCTGACCCTTACAAATATTCTCATGAAACCTCAACAGAGCCGTGGAAGTGGGACCCATTCAACTTCTTGACAGGTGTAATCACCTATATAGGTGCTATCACAGTTAATGGCACAAGGAGCGTGACGATCCCAAGCGGATATATGCCGACTTCACCGGAATTTGTGGTTTCACAGAAAACAGGAACGCTCACAGTGGCCAACAACGGAGTTTCGCATGAGTTGGCTGTTGGCTCAAACAAGATTCCGTCGATTTATGTGGGCGGAGATTCTGACGAAACTCTTCTCTTCACAGGGAATGCAACAATCGAGATTGTTTACAGAAACGGATCATTGTAAATGTACGAAGTTTTACTCGGAAATAAAACTCTATATTATCCCGGATCTGATGATTATGAGATATATGATACAGAGCTGAATCTTGAAGTTGGTTCAGCGGGTGAGTTCCAATTCAAAGTACCACCCTCAAACCCTCTCTACTCTTCTTTGGCAATGGGAACACTTGTGACTGTGCTGAAGAACAATAAAGAGTATTGGAGAGGGGAGATCAGGGATATCAGAATTGACTTTGCAAAGGTTGCAGACGTTTACTGTCTGGAAGACCTTGCGTGGTTAGGAGAAGAATATCTTCCTCCGTCTAAAGTCACGAATCAAACCTATCTTCAGAGGCTGACCGCTGCCATTAACACATATAACTCCAATCGGAGTGCTGACAGACAGTTCACAGTTGGATATGTGTATGCCGGATCTGGAATCTGTAATTGGAAGACAGAGTATGAGTGGTCAATCCTTGACTCCATCAGAAATTGTATATGCCGTGATGACTACTATATAAGAGTAAGAAGAACCACAAATGGTAGCACAGTTACCAGATACATTGATGTGGTCAGACTTGAAGATTATGGGGTGGCAGCATCACAGCCGATTGAATACGGATACAACCTTCTTGACTATGTAAAGGACTCTGATTATGGAAATTTGGTCAACGTCTTAACTCCTTACGGAGACACCCTTGAGGATGCGGCGGGGAGTCCTATCTATGTCTATGACGATTATTATAAGAGACTTGAAGGGACGACCATATCAAACAGTGCTTCTATCACAGCCTTCGGACGACACGCAAAAGCGGTTGTTTTTGATGGAGTAAAGAATCTTACCTCATTGAACAATCTGGCAGCGGCATATCTCTCAAGATATTGTCAGCCACAATTAACAATGGAAGTTTCAGCGGTGGATCTGGCAGAGATCGAGCCTGTTGAGTCCATCAACCTGGGTGACTCTGTGCTGATAATCGCAAAGCCTTTTGCGGTCAATCAGAGGCTTTATCTGACAAGAATGACCATTGACCTTCAGAGCCTTGATAAGAACACAATCACTTTATCCGGTCATGTAGCAAGAAGGACTTTGACGAGTCAGATGCAGAGTGTGATGGATGCCGTGGAAGAGATTCCCGAAGAATCAGACCTCTTGAAATCAGCAAAAGCAAATGCGCTGACTATGCTCTTGGACGAAACTCAAGGCGGATATGTGGTGTTCGAATACGACACATCCAACACACGGATGGAAGCCATCAACATCTGTAATGCCCGGACAATCGAACAATCAACAAAAAGATGGAGATGGTCACAGAACGGCCTTGGATATCTTGAAAGAGCGAATACATCATCCGCATGGCCTCAATCCAACATACCTATTGCCTTGACGAATGACGGCTCTATTGTGGCGGACAGGATCACGACAGGAGCCATGTCAGCAACAAGAATCAGAGGTGGTTCACTCTCATTAGGAGGCACAGGACAGGGAGCCTATAAGAGCGGAAGTCTGTATATATATGATGGAAACTCGACAGGCCAAAGCGGTACAGATAAGGTGGTCGGTTCGTGGACATCAGCGGGAATCTCCGTGAAAAAGGGTACAGTAACCCTTGGAGACAAACAATCCTTAACAGATGCCAACACCGGAGTCTATATAGGTGCTGATGGAATATCAGCCGGGGCAAATTCGGTCTTCAAGGTGACTTCAGCCGGAGTATTGACCGCCACATCTGGAACTTTTAGTGGAAATCTTTCAGCAGCGGGAGGCACTTTTGCGGGAAATCTGTCAGCGGCCGGAGGCACGTTCAAAGGTAGTCTTCAGGCAGCGGGAGGAACATTCACGGGTCAGTTATCTGCTGCCACAGGTAGCTTCTCTGGTCAAGTGACAGCAAGTTCCGGGCAAGTTGGAGAGTTCACTATCAACAGTCCGTCGGGAAAATTATCAGTTGGAGATGCAGAACTGTCACGTTATAGGATGAGTTGCGGAAATGCGGGTAACGGCATAGTTCATCTGTTGGGGAATAGTGATGACAGAGATGCAAGATACGGAATGATTC